GTCCTGAGTTGAAGCCTCACCACTTTTAACTCTCTTTAGAAAGTCTTTAGTGACAAGACTATGTAACTCATTAAACTGTTCTTCTGTGGCTTTAGCCATTTAACTAAATAGTTTTTCTTTTACAATTTTGAGTGCTTGATCGTCTAGTTTATTATCAGTTCTAGCAACGTAAGCTTCTAATAGATCTACTACAAGCTTCTTTACTGAGTCTGATTTCAAGAAGGCGAAGAGGATGGGCTTAATTAATACGATCATTTGTTTAGGGGGTTAAAATTTCCACCATTTCTTTGGTGGTTGAGGTGGTAGAAGATCTTTTTTAGCTTGTTCTTCTGCCTTTTTCCA